TCAAATCCACTGGTATCGCCCTCACCATATGTAATGGTATTCGCTGTTTGCAAATTATCAATGCGTAGTGAGTTATCTAAATACACACAATCAGTAAGCTCTTGCGATACCTTTCTGGTGTATGCCTCACTATCAAGCGCTTCATCACCCGTGAAGAAGTCAACACGGCGCGAGAACTCTACATGATCAGCTTGACGCTCAATAAAAAATGCGCCATCGCGATTGACCAAGGCAAATAATTGTGGGTCTCCTTCATTATTGGTGATAACTGCAATGTCTTTTACTAAGCCATTGGTCACATGGTTATGCCATCCGACAATGTTCTCATCATCTCTTTGCAGGAAGTTTAATGTTAAAAGAACACCGTCACCGCGCACACCATAAACCAAATCATCACGATCCTTTTTATAGCGTATTTTGCCTATGCCGCCCTTCGATATGTCATAAGATATAAGGTTAGCATCCCTAGCTATAAAGCTCTCAGTGAGCAAGTCAAAGCTAAAGTAATACATATTACGGGCATTCCTGCCCACATAAAAAATAAGCGAGTCCTTGCTAAGGGGTATTGTATCATTAGACCCACCAGTAGGAGTTAAATCAGCCTCAATAGTGGCGGCTGTAATAGCAGCGCTATTGCCACCGCCATTGATCGCCACAAGCCCTTGAGCGCACCCAGCAATCAAACTATTCTCACCACCAAATAACCACTCTATAGGTTGGGTAATATCAGATATGGTGAATTTCAATGGAGAAATATCCGAAACAGGGGTTAGTAAATACACATCAAAAGCTCCAGCCTGTGATGCCCAAACAGTTGTTGTTAAAGTGGGGGTATTAGCAAAATACAATCTGCCTTTATAAAACAAACAAACCGCAGGCCAATTTGGTGCTGTAAATGGGGCTGTTCCAGTAAAGACATGGGCGGCAACTGTGAAGCTCGATGCAGAAACACGTGTTAGGTCTTGCGGAGCATGGTCATTATGAGCAATCACTACAACATCACCATTTTGCGAAAACACTAAAGATCTGCTCTCCTCAAGAGTATATGGCGTAACAACCTCTAGCGGCACATCAGGCGCACTCTCTACCCACCCGAAGTTACCTGATCCATCATATGTGAGAAAGCGAACTTTAAGCTCGTAAAACACCATGATATAATTCTGATCGTTTCTGAATAAAAATTCCTGCAACACGCAATCTTGAAACTCCCCTACCATATCCTCTAAGCCAGTGCGGTATATTGCATTACCCTTAAAGTTCGACTCAAAATTCTGGAATAAGTCAGAGGCAGTAGTATAAATAGGCAGATCAAATCGCCCATTCATATCATGGTCAATATTACCACGTGCGAAGTTATTATATGCTGTGACAATTCTTGCCATTATCTTTTCCTATAATCAGTGGCAAATCCAGTGCGGCGGGACTCCTTGAATTTTGATCGACTAATTCGTATAGGCATATTCTCTTGAGCATTCACACCGGACAATGTTGACATTCTCTCAGGCAGTAAATTTATTAACATATTTAATTTGCTGCTATCTTGCGTAATCTCCATGACTGTTTGCGTAGCCAAAAACATGGCGAACACCATCTTAAACTCTGGGGACATAGAAGTTACATCGGTAACATCTTTAATGTACCGTATGGGCATACCATCCTCATACAAAATATCAGTATAAATACGGTTATCTTCTACTGTATAATTATTAACTTTATCCTCAACTGCGCCAATGCCTTGGAGCTTTAAACAATCTTTTGGATATTCGTATTGATATGTGAATGGATAGGGAGGTGAGCCAGCTATTTGGGCTACAACCTTACGACCTATAGAGAAATTCGGCATTGTTAATTTAAGAAATGTTTGTCGAGATATGTCGTACCAAAGAGCATAAACATCCTCAGCGGAAGTTGTAGGATTATCAATATCCATTATGGAGCTGTCAAAATTACCAAGAAGACCTTGAGCCATATTGCACAAATCTACCTTTGAATTAATAGCCATAGTATCTCCTTAATGTTTATTAATAAGGGTAGGCGGGATCGGAAACCGCCCACCCTTACAGTACTTGGGGTACTCTTTAACCGGCAGTTGTTGCCTCATCAATATCAATCGCCAAGCGAAGTAACAAAGGCCCTACGGCAGTTGTCGCAACGTTTGTTGTCAATACTAAGTAGACACCACCGAATGGCTCTTCGTCAACACTAAGACCGAGGAGTTCCCCGATATTTTTGCTGTGATCTAGGGACGCATTTAGTGTGGTAAGTAGGTTTGGTGAGGTTAAGGCAGTAGCCAAAGTCACACCATCCCAAAGAATATCCTTACCCACACCTGTGCCACCAAGCTCAACATAATCACCAGCTTCGTTTTTAGAGAAAAAACCAAGATCGTTATCTGTTGCAGTTGTTAGAGCAGGTGTTCCAGCACTATTAGCGCGTAGCCCTGAAATTCTATCTGCGAAGCTAAGCCCCGAAGCTAGAATATGTTTATCGCCAACTGCGGATGCTGCGGCTGTAATAGACGCTTCATACTCAACTGTACGGGTAGTTTTGCCTGATCCAAAGCGTGGGTTTTTAGGACTCGCTGTTTTTAAGGCGTTTACTTTATCGGTCATAATAATCTCCTTTGATTATAAAAGTTTTGTTAGAGTTGCTCTCGATTAGATAGTTGTATTAACGATCTGTACTAGAGGGCCTTCTGCGCGCATTGCATTAATCCACATATCAATTGTAATGTCCTTTGAGTTGACTTTCAACGCACTTGGAGTAACACCGATATCACCAATTTCCATAGACATATGGATAGATTGAGGAGCAAGAACCACACATTGACGTAGTGTTGCGCCCTCTGGAAGGATCGGGTTTGTCACCTGAATGCCACCAAGCTTAGAGCCAGCAAACAATTCAACGCGATAACCACCAGCTTTCATAGCGACTTTGCCATCAACAACATTACCAGTAATGTAATCGTTATTAATGAACTTATCTTCTGCCATCAAATCTGTATTCTCAGTACCAGTTACACAAATTACTGAACCTGAGAAGGTCGAAATATCAATATCATTATTAATGAAGTTTTCAGTGATAGCTTGGACAGTCGTATATACAAACCCAGCAGAACCATCAACGGTTAGAACACCGTCAGCAGCAGCAGTGATCGAGCTAGCAGCCACATCAGGCGCACCAACTAGAACATTGCCAACAGCAGCAGAAACCGCAATACGGTCAATAAGACGCTCTTTAGCAGAGTTTAGTTGTGTTAGAATGTCCGAAGTAGGATCGTTTAACAGTTCGTTAATATCATACAGAGCGTCGATCTGGATAGTCCGTGTAAAACGGCGTTTCGTGAATTGACGGTTATCAAGTGCGTAATCACCAAATGCTTTGTTAGGGTTGCGTGTATCAACCTCAACAAGCTCAAGACGACCAATACGAGCCATATTAGTGGTTTTGCCAGAAGACGGTACAAACTTAATCGCGCTGCTGGATACCAATTTAGATTTAGTTTGTTGTGCCAGATGGTGAAAGCTATCTTGGAAATTTAACTTCGCGCCCTGATCAATACTTGGACTGATTGTATTAGAAGACATCTTCTAACTCCTTTGTTTATGTTAAAATGAAAGTTTTTTTCAAAAGGTGTCCCAAGTAATGGGGCTTTCTAGCATTTTTGGCTGCATAGCCGTTATGGGTCGCAGGACGCGAGTATCCAATAGGAATATAATGACATGAATAAATTCCCATTGCAAGCAAAAAAATAAGGCCACCACAATGGACGGCCTTATTAATATTTATACTGTAATGGTTATGCTTTAACCGCCAAATATCTGAGCATGGAGAGTATCAAAACCAGTTCTATGGTGGACTTCAATACCACGGTCAGCAGCGATTTTCTTCAAATCATCCATAGACAAGGCTGTTTTTGTAGTGCCTTGTGAGATTTTTTGCTCTTGAGCGATGATATCATCATTAGTAATTTTGCCCGAGGTTTCCTCACGGATATCACCGTCAACGATAATCTTAGGAAGTTTAGCAAAGTTGTAACCCTCCAAGTGATGGTTGATTGGATTTCTCAAAATTACCTTGGAGTAAGCAAGGTATGTTTTCTCTCGAGCCTCACGTAAGCTCATGCCGGATACATTCTTAGGCAGAGGGGCTTCGCGCAAATCCTTAGCAGTCCCAAGGTCTTGTATCTCGTCAAATGACATCTCTCTAATATCTTTCCCCACATAAGAAAAGTTATGCTCTGTCTCAACAATATCATCAAGGAATACTTGGCGCACACTATCAATGCGCTCTGGATATACCTTTTTATCATCCTTTGTTCGCATACCGCTAATCCAAGTCGCCGCATATCTACGGCGCATAACCTGCATAGCATGGGCTTCATCAACAAATGGGATTACACCTGATACATCCTCAAAATCAACAATTTCACCTTGTGATGTTTTATATGATCCTGAGATCGTTACTTTTAATGCTTTCATATTCTTATTTCCTTATATTGTGTTGTTTGTTTATTTGTAAGTATCAGCAAGTTTTTTCATTAAATCTGATTTTTCCTGCGCTGTATGTTGACGCTTATCCATTGCTGAGATCTTATTTCTAATATCAGACCGAACATCTGCTATATTAACACCAGAGTTAGTGCCTTTAGCTCCCTCCAGTTGAGCGCCAGTTTCAGTAACACCATGCTCCTTTAGAATTGCGGCAACGCGCTCCTCAGATTTTTGGCTAATTGAGTGGACAAGGCGGCTTAGAAAACCAAGATCTTTATTATCCATACCCTCTACAAAAGCATTATCTGCATCAGACACCACGTTGGCCTTAATAACGCTATTAACAAGATTAACCTTATCTGTGTAGTCCTCGCCAAAACTTTCTACCATGGCGGCAGCGTATCCCTCCT